GTTGAACTTGAACTCACTGTTTGGGTCGTAAGTGGTTGAGTGCTGAAAGCGTAGGACTTCTACGAGTGCGCCAATGCCGTAGTGGTTGTGGCCGTTGTTGTACAGCGCATAACACATTTTGGTGAGTCGTTCAATGACCCACGGGTTTGCTTCTTTAAAAGCTTCGTATTTGAGTTTCTCGGCTGGAACTTCGAGAACGTCAAAAAGGGATTGTTGCATTGCTTTCCTCCTGCGGTCGGGGTCCACCTATTGGGGGACGCACTTGGTTGCCAGTCATTTGACCGACTCCCAAACCGATTGTCAAGGACCTAGCCGAAAATCTTGGCGAAAGCCTTTTCTATAGCGGTCGCAGAATCTGCCATATTTGGTGCTATTTCGACGTGAGTCCAGTCGCCACCGGGGGTGCCTGCGTTCTTTTGTGGGGTCCACGCTTTCCAACTGTCACGGTCGCATCGGAAACCGCCACCAAACTTGGTCAGATTGGGGATCGGGCAACCAACCCCGTCATAAGCATGAATTTCTTCTATGCCCAAAATGTCGCGGTGAGCAAACAGAAATTCCACCATCGCTTTACGGGCGTCCGCGTTCTGTTTGGCGGTGCCTTTGCCTTTAAGGTCTACGGCCCTCCACGTCGCGTGGACGCTGAGGTTGGCTGAGCCGCGCATCGGACGGTTGGCGTAGATGCCAAGCGATTTCATGCCAAACAGGTATTCCATGAATTCGACAAACCGTTTTGTTCCGGGTCGTTCGGTTGGATGGTTGCCGTCGGTGTTGCCTGTGTACGGTCTACTGGTCATTGTTTTGGTCCTTGTCTTTGAGGCCGTTTGAGGCGAGGATTCCAGATAGGGCACCAGTGAGGAAAAGCATCATCGGCGACAATAGCGACCATGCGCTTTCGTCGTTGGGCGACACTTCTAACGGTTGTACTACAAACAGTAAGCCGTAGAGCAGTGACGCGGTGCTCAGAACAAAAGTCAGCGACAGGGTGACGCCGACAACCAAGATAAGACGGGCTTTAACTTCTGAGTTGGTTAGACGTTTCATTGTTGGCACCTTGTAGATGAGGGATGGGTTTGGCAGTTGTCTCGAGTGCGGTCGCTACACCCTGTAACGATGAACATGAGCACGACGGCTAGAGCTGCGATCACGGCAAGAGTTTTCATGGCTCGGTCGGTTCCGTGGTGTCGTCTGGTGTCCAACCGCCAGCCAAAAAGTCAGCGTATTCTTTGTCGGTCATTTCTCGTTCTTCTTCTTTGCCTGTAAGGCCGTCAATGATTTTGATTAGTGGGTTCATGTCATGAGTTCCTGTATCCGTAGACCTTGCATCGTAAAGTGGTGGTATTGCCTGCAGCGGCGAAAAGGCTAAACCCCGTCGACTGTTCTTCTACTTGGTGTACCGCGTAGGAGTTACGATTGCCATATTGGGAGTTATAAATAATTGATTGGTAAGTCATAAAGGTCCGTTCAACCTTTTGCGGTGCCATTATGTCCATTACGCAAGAACCAAGCGCGACACTATTGAGGCTATTAAAAAGAACATCAATCTGATTAACGGCAACGGCTCCGCTTGAGTTATTGGTTGACGACCCATCTTGATAAAGACCCGATTGCGAATAGTTGTAGTTTGCTGCTTTGTCGGCACCGCTAACCCTGAGTCTCATCATTAAAGCTTGCAGGGTGTTTACGGGTCGGTAACGGTCTACGACAATTCGATAGTTGTCATAAGTGCTACTAAAGACATCGTTAAAAGTCAGTGCTGCCGTACTGCTTGTTAGTTCGCCTTGCGTAATGTAGACCAGTCCGCCGTTGTTTAAGTAAGTGTTGGTATCTGAAGCAGTCAGAACTGAACCGCTGGTGAATGTTTTGATAGCCATAATGTTTCTCCTTTATGCGACTCGACTACTGTCAAGTATCCCTAAATATGTGTCGTCCAAAATAAAACTTTGGTACTGGTATGCAGGCAACAAACCTAAGGTTACTTGACAGTCCGACGGTGTAGCCGAAATACGACGACTAGCAATAACCGACATTTTGGTTTGTTGAGCGCACCCGGTCGGCGTATAGGTCAACTGGATGGGTTGCCACATCACTGACTCAATGTCAAGGATTTTGTTCCAAAACGGTTCGGCGGCGTCGGCGGCTGCCGATTGAACCATTTTTGAACTAAACGACAATTCTTCGGGTGCAAAAGTTATTTCACCAAAACGGTTAATCCACGAATTAACTGAGGTAGTTAATTGTGCAGTTGTATTAAAACCCGTTTGTGTGTAAGACCTAAACCGTTGCCCGTATTTAGTTGTTGACGTTGCGTTGAAACTACTTAACGTGGTGCCGCCACCTGAGGAAGTGTATGTAACGTAGTTTGTAAGTTGGTTTTCGTCGTAACCAGTAACAAGTTCACCAATGGGCAGTTGTGTCCCTGAAACCGTTTTGTCTTTAAAAACAAAAGTTGTCCTGTTGGCGGCGTTTCGAGTCATTGTGTAATCAACAAGTTCGTAACCAAAATCAGGGTTAGTTAAAGTGATTGTTGTCGGAATAATCATTGACGGTCCGACAGGGGTAATAATAAGTGAAATTGACGAATTGAGACTGTTGCCAATGCCCGCTGTATTGCATTGAACATCGTAATCGTTTGTTAACAATTTTGTTGTAACTGTGTAACCAGTATTAGTGCCGCCAAGGGTAGGCATTTGTGCAGGGTTTGTAGATGTTGAGTTTTCATAAAATTCTTCAATAATGGCTGAAGCAGTATCAATACCAAAGGCGGTGCCTGTTGTTGCGGAGCGACCGCCAGAAGTCAAAGCGTCAATAAACGAAATGGTGACATACGAGTTGATCCCGTTGTCATCCAACGCAAACTGGTCAACGATGCCGTGAAACAGTTTAAAACTGGTAGGCACACCGCCAACCGTTGTAGTGCCGTTAATAAGTACGGCCTGATTAAACCAGTCAACCGACCCGTATGTGCCACCGCCACCTGGTGTAAAAGAACCCGTAAAGTTCTTAATAAGCATTGAGCCTTTGCTGGTTCCGATCTCAGCCAACGAAACCTGCGTGTTGACATTGAACGACATGACTTCCGACGTGATGTCATACGATGCGCCAAGGTTGCCAATCGTGATCGTAAAAGCAGTCGTAATAGCCATTTAGAACCTTGCGCTTGTCGTGGTCTGCAATGGGATCGCACCGTTCTGTCGAGCATATTTTTGGATTGCTCGCACAACTGCGTCAGGGTCGCCACCGTTTACATTGACCGTGATCGTGTTGCCACCCATTGCACCGTTAGGCGTAATGTTCCCAGACGACGAAGGCGTAAACAACTCAGGACCGCGCTCACCCACAAGATAGGAACCGCCCGGGCTGACTGGACCGCCGAGGGCTCTCGGGCCACGGAACCGCATCGCGTTCAATTCAGGCGTGTAACCGCCAGCCGTAATAACGTTAATGAGACCTAGAGCGCGCTCAAGTTCGCCAGTGTCAACAAGGACTCGAATCTGATTCTTTTGTGAGTCAGTCAACGCAATAGTTTCGGCAAGATTGAGGACCATAAGTTTGGCGTCAATAAGCCCTTGCTCATATTCGCCTAAAGCACCTTCAGCACCGTTGTATGCCTCTACCGCTTTTTCGGCTAATTTGTCTAGTTCTGCTTTAGCGTCAGCCATAGCACTACTAAGTTCTAGCGTGCCTTTAAGGGCTTGCCATTTAAGATCAGTTTTGGTCACTTGCTCACCCTGATCTTCTATGGCTTCAGTGGTGCCGTTAATTGCGTTAATTCGAGATGACGTGTATTCGGTATACATTCTGCCTTGATCAGTCAAATACAAAAATGCGTCGCCAGTCTCAGTGCCGACAGCCGCAAGCAATTCAAGCGCAGTCATAGACGTGTCAGCCATAACTTGAGTTGCACCTAAAAATTCAACAACATTTTCAAGACTTGAACCCATGTCTAGAAGTGTCGCCGTTGGTGTTTTGAGCCCTGCAAAACCGCTGACCAATTTGGCAGGCAATTCAATAGCAGGGGCAAGAGTTGTCACGATTGCAGTGATCTGTGGAACCAAATCTTCACCGATCGTAATTGCTAGATCCTCAAATTTATCTTTGAGGTCATCTGTTGCATCACGAAAATTGCGGGCTTTACTAACTTCGTTTTGATCAATAATTTTAGCGTCACTAACCGAACTTAAAGACTTGCTCAGATCGTTTGCACCAATTTGAATAAGTTCTGACATACCCTGCCAGCCTTTGCCAAGAAGCTGCGCGGCGACCCTTGCTTTTTCGGCTGGGTCTTTAATGTCCTTTATGCGTTGGATTGTGTTTAGGAATATTTCGTTGACGTCTAACGACCCATCTTTTAAATAGACAAGGTCAACGCCAAGGTCACGCACTTTGTCTGGGTCTGCGCCAATGGTTTTATTGAGTCGTCCGATCGCACTTTCAACGGCGTCCACCGGGATACTGAGATCGCCTGCTACCTCAATATAGCGTGACGCGTCCTCAACGGCCAGACCTGTAGCATCAGCAAATTTGCCTGACGCTAACGCAATGTCTTGGAATGCTCCTATTGCTTTTGTGGCAAAACCGACAAGAGCTGCACCGCCAGCCAACGCAAGATTTCCTGCGTTCGCTTTGACTGCGTCTAAAGCGACTTTCGAGCCAGCCTTAAACTTGCCCATCCCACCCTCGGCGTCAGCAACGGCAGTCTTAAAGTTACCGAAAGCGGCTTTAGCGGCTTTAATTCCTGAGTCTGAGAACTCGGTAAGAATCGGAATGTTAATTGCCATTAGCGGTTCACCTTCATCAATTCTTTGTTCGCTTCAAAGATTACCTCTTTAATAACAGGCTCTAAGGCTTTTTGGAAGTCTGGGATCGCTTTTTCGCCACCAGCCCAAACCATGCGCGACGGACCGCGACCAAGACTTGAAGTAAGGACGCCAGCAAAATTTGGACGAGCACGCGGACCACCACGGCTTCGATTGCCACTTTTGCCAGCCATGTCTGCGATCGCAAGAGCCGCGCCTTTGGTGCCGACAGTGATCGTTCCGATAGTTTCATATTGAGCACCTTTCGCGATATTGCGTTTGCGTGCTTTTCGAGTGTTGGTCTTGACAACAATGTTGCGTGTCTGACCGTTTTTCCACCCGGTACGCCACTGGCCGTCCATGCCTCGAGTGGGCGACGACGACGGGACCAGCGGTGTGATCGCGTCAACAACTACCTTGCCAAGTTCACGGATCTGTTTACCGTAAGCACGACGCAATTTAGGGTCAATAGAATTGATCGTTCGCAACGCCTCTTTAAGGCCAGTTGGTTTTAGATCAATTCCCAGACTCATCGCTTATGTTTCGCTTTCTCGTTTTCCTCAACAAGCAAACGAACCATCTCGTCCACAACCGACGCTGGACACTTCATCAAATCTAATGGGCTGATGCCTGTCCTTAGTGCCAGTTGCGCTATGAGGTTGACTGCGCGTCCTGCTTTGGTTTCTCTTTTGGGACGAACGTGATGTCCCCTACTTTTTCAACCCACTTGGGGAACAGTTCCACGATTACGCCACTTGAGCGGACCGCGTCCCATGCCAACCAAGCCAAAGCTTTAAATTTCATGTTTTCTAGAAACTGCCCGACGGAGAGTTGAGGATGCTGATCCTCCCAGCGACACGCCACACCGTAAGTGATGGGTGCCTCGTGTGTTTCTCCGTCAAGCATCTCTACTCGTAACGTCATACCAATCATGTCGGGGTCCTTTGTTTGTGTTGGTTAGATCAGGCTACGGCACGAACCCAAGTGCCACCAGTGCCCGTGACGGTCATGGTGTCGAGGGAGCCGACGGTGCTTGAGATCGGCATGAACGACGAGATCATCATGTTGCTAATTGTGTAGATCGGATTTCCGGGTGCGGCCACGCCAGAGTCAGGCGCCACGATGACTGTGGTGTCGCCGTCGCCGACAACATCTGACAAATACTTTTCCACTGAAGTCGCGCCGTATTCGAGCAGCACAGTTGCCGAAACGCTCACAGATTGGAGGCCAGCGACAAACTTGTGTCCAGTAGCTCCCATCGTGGTCGCTTCTAACGAATCAAAACCTGCTTCGAGGGTTATAGATGAACAGTTGAGTGAAATGTTGTTTGAGCCAATGGTGATTTGTCCACTGCCTTGGTAAACGATTGCCATGATGTTTTTCCTTTGTTAGTTAGCGTGTCGCTGTGAGTTTGATAGTGAGGTCGTAACAGGGGAGGTCTTGCGACCCGATCGTTGCGATGGATGGTTGTCCATTGACGACTGCAATGTTTGAGCCGAGGATTGTGTCCACGACGCCAAGGATGTAGTCGGTTGAGTCTTGGTTGCCGGGTGGCGATCCAAGGATTCGAATAGTGATTGTGACGTCACTGACTTTGGATGTTGGGTTTGCACCGTACGATTCAAACGACGGCAACTCAATAAAGACGCTGAGCGGTCGTGCGTTGCGTGGATCGGTGACAGGTTTGAGCCCGAGGGCCGTGAGCGATGCGGAGACCGCGTTGATTGCGTCTGTGAAAATGCCAGCCATGTTAAGCGCACTGCGATCTCTTAACGCCAAGCAACTGGTTGACTCGACCCAAGGTCATTAACGGTGGTCCGCTCATGTCTTGGAAGGATGCGTAACTGTCCCCAGTGGTTCCGCGTTCACGGTAGAGCCCTGCGGCGTAAAGCGTGGTTCCTAACAGTGCTGCACTGTCAGGGACAGTTGTGAGACTGTCGTGGTAACCAGCCTGCACGCGACGCCTGAAACACCATGAGTTTGCAGCTGCAACACAAGTCGTTAGGAACGCGGTGTCATTTGCCGTGGCCGACGAGATTCCTAAAAACTCTTGCACAGCTGCGACCGTTGTCCATGTGCACGTCAAGGTCCATGTCAAAGTTCCAAACGGATCGGCTGCAGATCGTTCTAGATCGTCGCCAACATCTTGAAACATCAACTGGTTGACAATGATTTCGTTTTCGTTGTAAAGCAGGTCGCCTGCTTCGTTAACGCCAGCGAACAAATTGACCGGTACAGCGATAACAATGTGCGTGCCGTTCAGACTGTGACCGAGTCCTGTCAGTGTGATTGTCTGACCGACTGTTATGTCGGTTGCTTCGAGGGTCTGCACCACAGCGACATCGTCTAGACGCTGGTGGTGCGTCACGCTGAATGTGGCCATGGTGCAGTCTC